TTTACCTATTAAGAACATCAGCAGGTGTAAAGGTATTCATTGCGTTATTAAGATTTGGATCACCCGTTAAAACATTATGATCTGCATTATCATAATCACTATCTAATAAATTAGCTCTTGCTCTAGCTTCGTCTTGTCCTGTATAAGTTCTTAAACCATCATCTCCAACTAATCTATCAACAAATATTCTTGCTGCTCTAATATTTATATATCTTCTAGCTGCTTCTGGTATTTCATTAAAGTCAATAAAGTATGTAACATTGCAAGTTATATCATTATCAAAAATAAAAGTACGATTTTTTCTGTCATATAATTTTAACCCTCTTTGTATTACATCAATAGTCGGATGGTCGAATACATTAGCATCTATTTTTAATATATTTGCACCAATACTTATATGATTATTAGAAGGATTTCTGTTAAAAACTTGATTAAATTCTTGATTAAAAGACCAACCTTCACTTTGAATTTCTTTATTAACTTCATTTAAAGTTTTACGTGCAGTAACAGCATCAACAGGTAAAGTACCTGTCAAAGTATTAATAGGTGCTTCGCCTATTGCAGCAAGCATAATATTAATACATTCAAGTTCTGTGGTTGCAGCTACAGCCATTGTTTAATAACTTGATTTAGACATCTTAAGAGACATCAATTTACTTTTTAGTTTACCAGATTTCTTTTTCTTATTTTTTTTAGTAGGTTTATTAGGCATAAAAAAAAGGGGTATCTAATAATAGAATACCCCATTTTAATCATTTAGGTAGATTATGAAGCAGACAATTTAATTGTTGCTGCACACTCTGGTCTAAGGATTCCATGACCAAGTGCGTACTTGGCGATCATCAATGTGCTTTGATACATAATTCCGTAGTCTGCACCTGAGATCTCAGTTGTCATGTCTTGCAACTTGACTGTGCCGACTGCTGATTTATGGAATACCAAACCTAGCGTCTTGCTGTCATCACCTGCATAGCTGTTATTTGTACCAGATACTTCAGATGAAACATTTGACTGAGGTACGTTGTTAGACATCATGATAGGGATGCCAGCTACTTGTGTAACTGTACCAGCAGCAACAGATCCATTACCCTGTGGGTTGAAATCTGTGTTCATAACTCTAGTAGCAGATTCAGGAATCTTATAAAATTCTGCTGGTGGTAATACACAGAATCTATCTGTGCTTGGAATGTCACGCTTATCGAACTCTTCAGCAATATCATAGATAGCTGCTACAAGTTCATCACCAGTTACGTTAGCTGAAGCTGTATTGCCAGAAGCAAGGGTTAGAACAAAACCGCCATCTCCACCACTAAGAGTAGAAGATGCACGACTCGCATTAGCTATTACCTTCGCTACGTTTTGATCGTATGTCCTAGCTAAAGCCTTGCCTAATTCAGCAGAATAAGTTGCCCTTACGTCATAATGATTCTTCAATTCATCAAGTCGCGCGATTACTGCTTGAGCAATGAGCATATCATCTATGTTGATGATTCTTTCATTAGCCTTAATTTGGTTTGCGCCCACAAGGGGTGTGCCAATTTGGTGATAGGCTGCGGTGGCCGTACCCAAAACTGGGAAGCTGGCACTTTTTCCAGAACTAATTGTCCTGACAGAATGTAGTTGCTCGTTGAAAATATTATTCTGTGCAAACGAAGTCAGAACCTCTCCTGAGAAAATTTTCAAAAAAAGTTCGTCAAAGTTATTACCAGAATTATTGACGAGTCCGAGCCTACTTACAGTTGCGTTAGCCATCTGTTTAGTAAGTGTTGTAAATAATTAGTACTGTCTCTGTCTTTACTTCTCTTTTCTCAAAGCGGTATCTGACGTATCAGGCACTATGATATTTAGATTTGTATTTAAGAGAACTAGCAATTCCACTTGCGTAGTGCAAGTGCTTTTCTAGTTGGCCTACCTTTGCTGTCTTTCATAGCTCCTTCGACACCCGACATCCTTGCACAAAAAGATTTCTTTCTTGCTTTTTCTCTAGGTGTCAGTCCACTTTTTTTAGTGACAGGTCGTTGCAACTTTGAACCTGTAGCAGCATTTATTCTTCTTCTCCCACTTTCAGACAAACCTCCTGTAGGATTTTTGTCCTTCTTTCTGAGAGATAGACTTTTTCTGCGTGAAGACATGAACTACAGATAAGAGTAGTTAAATAAAATATAACAGTTATGCTGTTTTTTGTCGTCTTTTATGGTTATAACTTATTCGTTTGCCGCTAGTTTTTGATCGTTTAAACTTTAACTTTTCTCTATTACTTAATTCACTAGCAGTTTTAGGTGTCTTACTACTAATTCTTTTAGATGGTCTGCAAGCAGGGTAGCCACGATTCTCTCCTTTCTTACGTCCACAGGGTTTACCTGTTTTGACATCTACCCATTTCTCTTTAAACCATCTATCAAGACTCATTTGCCTACTTTCTTTTGAGCTATAGTATGTGCCTTTTTAAAAGACATACCATTACGCATATTCTTTTTCATTTCATCCATGTGTTTTTTTGAATGATGCTCTGAATGTTTTTTTAGAGTACGCATTTGACTAAGAGTTAGCTTTGCCATTTTTCTTTTTAAGTTGACGGACTAATAAAAAATCTTTTTTAGAAAGCTTGCCATCACCATCTTTATCAAGATTCTTTTTTTGCTTGGCTGATAGTTTTTTCATCCTTTAGTGTAACCTCCTCCTGCTGCTTTGTATTGTCTAACAAGCTGACCGCTTGCATAAGCACTAGGCCATTTCTTGACCCTTGCTTTTACTTTAGCCTTTATCCTTGCATACAGGGCTGGATTTGTAGGTTTGTTAGCCATTAGCCTAGCACCTTAGAATCTTTCATACGATCATAAACAGATAATGTATAAGCTTCATCTTTACCATATCTAGGGTCAGACATAGCTCTAGTAATTTCTGCCTGTGTTTTAAATGTATTTGTTTGAGAAGCAGGAGTTCTTCCATTTATAAGTTGTGGCTCATAACCTTCAGAAGCTCGCATCTGTGCAGCAAATCCCTGTACTGCAACCTTAATCATAGTAGGATCTTGTGTATCTAAAATACTATCAAAGGCTTTAAGTGTTGCGTCTGGTACATTCTTTTGCGTCCACTCTCTTAGTTTGGCATATCCTTCTTCTCCTCCTACAACAGACTGTATATCTTCTAATTGACTTTGTTGTATATCAGCAGCAGGTGTACCAGTATTACCTCCTAATCCATTTAAGTATGTATCTATAACTTGTTTAGAAAAACCTGCTTCAGCTAACTTGCTGTAATCATCTTCAGTTATAGTTCCTGTATCTTCAAATGTTTTAGATATTACTTGTGGGTCAATACCAACTTCTTCTAATACAGAAGCTAGACCATCACCATAAATTTCAGAAGGGTTATATTCTTCATCTGATGTTTCTTCTGTAGATTCTTCTGGTTGGTCTTCGGCTTTGCTTTCATCTATAGCACCAAGCTTGCCTTCTAGTTCTTTGTAACTATTAACCATATCTTCTACAGTTTTAAACTTGCCAGCATACAGTCCGTTTTCATCTTTTAAACTTTCAATGTCTTGTGCAGACATTGGTGGTGTTTCGTTAGCTTGTACTTGTGATGATGTCATAGTGGTTTTTTCTTTTAACTATAGTGAATTGTACTGCCATGTCTAGTAACAACACTACCAGACTTGCCAGATTTTTTAACTTCTTCAGTCTGCCCTAGCCTACTGACTACAGCATTTTCAGGTGGTATATATTTTACTTCTTCTTCTTTTTTTTGTGTGGTTTTTTTAGATGGGTTGTTCTTGTTGTTGGGCATTGTTATCAATTTGTTGTGAGATTAGACCTGCTTCAGCTTGCTTCTTAGGATCAAGCAAAGGTGAGTCAACAGCAGCACTACCAAGACTTCTAATAAGTTCTTGTTGCTGTGCTGCCTGCTGCTCCTGAGCTATCTGTTCACCTGATTTTATCAAGGTATCAGTTTCAATGCCAATACTCGTAGCTAGTCTCTTAATAGCTTCATCAAGATTTATATACTGTCTCATAACATCAGCACCTAAAGCTTGTGCCATTGTCGTAATAAATTCTATAAGCTTCTCTTTATCCTGTCCTCTTCCAAGACCTTGAAGACCTGTAATAATAGAGATACCAACTATATCATCAGGTAGTTGCGGTACTTTGCCTGACCTAACAAGTAAGTGCATACGTCTTCGCAGGTAGGGTAACTGTAGTTCTGAACTCAGGATAGAATAGATTCCTCCAAGCGTTGACTCTAGTTCCTGTGTTAATATTTTTAGCTCTGTACTTGTAACTCTTTCTGCGTCACGTTGTACTGCTTTAGCCATCAAGAAAGCATACTGTAATCTTTGTTCTATTCTTTGTACTGCTGTAAAAGATACTTGTAGGTCTGCTCCTTTACCCACTTGCAAGACAGATACATCTTGAGCATTGCCTTCTCTTATAGCTCCATTAGGTGCTTTAGCTAATACGCTTGCCCTTGTTGTACCATTTGGATTTACAAGAAAAACTGTACGAGCAGATGCAGCAGCATTTTCTATTATTGCTTTCATCAAACCTTCTAAAGAAATCAAGTCGCCACGATACTCTTCTACATATCCCCTTCCGTAACTTTCCCCACTCAACCTTTGGAACCTAAGATTTATAAAAGGGTTTACATCTTTCTTAGCTCTTCCTTCTGTGTTTGGTATTCTTTCTCCTTTACATTCTTGATGCCAGTTAAAGAACTCACCATCTCTTTTGACGTGTGTATAAATATCCAAGTCTTCTTCTACAGTTTGATCTGTATATTTTGCTTTCTCCTGTAGCTTAAGTAAAAAGTCAGCAGGTAAAGCTTTACCATTAATAGTTTCTTTAATAATAATTTCTAAAGTATTTCCATTTGGATCTCTTCTACATACATACTTTTCTAATGGATAAACTTGCAAACCTTCATTAGTTAAATAAAGTAAAACATTACCACCTACTATCAAATGCTTAAGTGCTTCAAACATTGCTACTCTATCGTTTGATACTTCTATCTCTCTCATCAAAGCAGCTTCTACTTTACGCAAAGCTTTATCTATTTCTGTTACTGCTTCTTGACCACCTTCTTGTTGAGCTATTTTAATTTGATCTAATACTAATTTAAAGAAAGGAATGTTTGTAGGAAAGAGACCTGTCAAAAGTTTTGCAGCTAAACTGTTTACACCAGCAGCCCCGATTGATTGATAAGGTGTTTTAATTCTAGTTCTCCTAGAGCCACTACCACCTGCTGTTTCTGGTATTAGATAAGGCAAGGTAAACTTGCTGGACTCTTGACCTTCTCTAAGATAAGTAGATCTCTCAGATGCCATTTGTTCATAGAGTCCTGCTGCTGTAGTGACTTCAGAAGATTTGTATTCCATATTTAAACTGGTGTATTTAAGTTGCCTGATCTAGTACCTCTATTTCTTGCCAGTAAAGGTATTCTTAATGAAGCTGTACCTCTTCTTTGTCTTTGTCTTGCACCAGATAAAGCTGTTCTACCTCTTGATTTTTTAGCAACAGTTCTTTGTTGTCCAGTTACTACCTGTTCAGCAGTCTTCTCTGCTTTAGGTGCTACTGGTTCAGGATCAGGTAATGGGGGTGGGGGTGGGGGTTGTTGAAAAAAACACATAACGATTTAGTACCTTGACGAATTAGTAAAGTTACCAGCAAGCCTGATGTTTGATAACTCTCTATCATTATCTTTAAGAGTACCAGCTTCTTTCTTCTTACGTCTTAACTTTAGTTGTTCAGTTACTTTAGCTGTGTCGATAGGATCTTTAACATCCTTCTGCTCTCCCTTTACAACAGGTGGGGCATCTTTAAACTCAGGTTTTTTAGGTGCAGGTGTAGCCCTACCTCCTCCTCCAAAGAAACACATAGTTACTAATCCAAAACTTTATTGTTTAACATAGTTTCACGTTGTCTTTTCTGTTGTTCAATAAGATAATCAACAACATACCTTTGCCCTGCACGATACCATATTTCTCTATCAGATAAAGATAAGTCAGGATGACGATTAGGGAAGACTTCATCTAATCCTTGAATTAAATCATCAGTAATAGGTGGTAACTTAAGACCCAAAGTTAGATTGAAACTACTATTATATTAGTTCATAATTTGAAAATATAAATACCTTTGTATATATATATGCTAATCTAATTGTTAATGGGGGTGGTTTCCCATTGGTAAAGCGTAAGAAAACCTTAGAACTGTGGCTCGTTTTAGGGTTTTCCTTACGGCTTCCAAAGATTTACTTCACCTGTTTGATAGTTATAATCTCCTTCTCTAAGTATTCTTGTTAGTCTTGCATTGAGTATGGCATCAGCTAATGTATGCCCTTTTTTTATGTAAGTCTTAGATACCTTATCCCATAAAGCTTCAATAGTGTCTGGTGTATCAGCCAATGTTTTGCTTGCTGTAACCATACCCATACCTTTAATACCTTGTATTCCATCACCTGCATCACCAGCCATAGACATTTCAAACCAATGTCTATTAGCTTTCTTTTGTGTAATGTGTTCTACTTCTTCTGCTGCAAGTAGCTTGCAAGGAATAGTTCTCATATCCTTATCGACTGACACGATAATAGGATTGTCATACTTACCATTAGTTGCAAGTAACCCAAGTACGTCATCACCTTCAAGGTTTGGATAAGTAATACATTCATATCTTTCTTTTACTTTGTTGATTGTATTTTTTAAAGCTAAAGGTTTTAGCTTTCCTATCCTATTAATCTTGTAGTCAGGGAATATCTCATGTCTGAATGTAGGGTAAGAAGTAAAGCACATGACAATATCATGCTTGCTTTCTGCAATAGTTCTATAAACATCAAGTCTATTCTCTATTAAGTTAAGGCAGTCTCTTACATCACTATGTAATGTATGCTCCCATTCATTCCATTGTGTATCTTCCTGACAGGCACAGCAGCTAGAGAATATCAACCAATCAGCATCAATAAGTAGTGTCATAATTAATCTCCAAAGGTGTCTTCATAAACAACTAGCCGACCTGTGTTCTGGTCGTACAGCAACCTATCTACTTCTCCTGTCATGCCAGTATGTCTTGACTTAAGTATCTTTAGTTGTAGTCTTGATCTTTCGTATGCTTCTCCTACTTGGTTTCGTGAAGCCCCAAGAACAATATCACTTAACTGAACTAAACTATGTGATCCCCGTAGATCGGAAACAGATATGTCTCTACCTTCTTCATGTCCTTGGCCTTGTGGTCTGCGTAGATGACTGACTACTATCAAAGCTATATTTGTAGATTCACATAAGCTTCTAAGCTTTGTCATGGTTACATCTATAGCTCTTCGTTCATTGTCTAACTCAAGGCCAGAC